GTCGCGTAAAACGATGAGAGCAGAAGACAAAATCATCCCTCTTTTGAACCTCCACGTCCCTTACGGGAAGTCCAATTTCCTTATAATCACGGGTCAATTGTTCATGGTCAACTACTGGCCATTCTAAACAATCGTCTCCCATTTCCACGGACGCTGATCCAATAGCTGCAGCACAAATTCCCCGACCAACTCCATTAGAAGAAGTAGTCAAGAAATCGCCACTACGCTGAACCTTAAGATCGTTGAAATCAATCAACGTCCCGTTGTCCAAGACGTAGGGCGTGCTGAGTAAGGAATACCTCCACCAATCACATGCCCTTGCAAGTGCAGTCTTGCATTCATTCCTGTTCTCACAGGTCTGCTGCATATGATCGGAAAAGGCGTCAGCAAGGTCCTGAGAAAAGTTCTTCTCCCAACCCTCAACATCTGAAGCCACTGGCTCCGTGCCGAGGATCTCCGAAGTCTCATAGACCGATTGTCCGATTAAGGCGGCATGTTCTCGGGAAAATCCAATTCCCTTCTTGGTAGGCAGCTTTGGATAAAATTTACCTTCAGCTTCGGCGTAAGGCCCGAAGAAAAAGCGTTCAACCATTTGGTCTACCAAGGACACGCTGGAGATGATTCTCGCCAATTTCTTGCGATTTGGAATCGCTTGCTTCTTGGCGAAGATTCGGACGGGATCCCTTAAGCCCTCCGAGATCCACTCGGTGCGGCGGGTTTGGTATGCGCTGAATTCTCCTTCGTGGAAGTAGATTTTCTTAATGCGCTCCCAAACTTCGCTTCTGAGGTAATCTCTTGCCTCTTTGAGCATTCCGCCGTTGGTGTCGTAGATGAGGCGGTAGGGGTACCCTGGGGTGGATTTGGCGTTGACGTCGTGCTCAATTTCGTCGATAAGATTGTCAAATCGTTCTTTGAGAGAGACTTCATCAAGTCGATCGCAGACTGGGAAAGTCCACTCAAAGCCATGGAGTTTGTAGCTTTCTGTAAAACTTTCCTGCGCATCTTTCCGATCACTTCCTCGAAGTCGGACTCCTGCGTACTTTTCCGAGTGGTACTCGGTGACAGACTTGAGTACTGCCTCTTGGGAGTAGTCTGGGTGTCGGAATTCTTCCTCGATGCTGGGGAACCAGGCCCTGAACAGTGCTCGGACGTGTTCATTTCCTTTCGGACGCTTCGCTCCCTGCTCCTTCCGCGCGCAGTTTCCGACGACGAAATATCCGTCGCGAGGGACTGGGTCATGGAATTCGTAGCCTGCTCTGGGCTGAAAGAAACCCGTGCTTGATTCTCTGTTGATGTCACCGCCGTTCCCCCTGTCAGCGGCTTTTGGACAGGGGGCTGAAAAGCTGAATCCTTCGCCTGGAGACGCTGCCTGACCACTTCCAAAGCTTTCTGAATCTTTGCCTGTTCATTTAGCTTGGACTGCTGAGACTTAGCCTTACTTTTCTTCATCTCTCTAACGCGTTTAGTTTCCTCGTCAGACGAGGAGAAGCTTTCGTAGTCGCTTTTCTCTTCAATCAGGGGCTTCATGGATTCGCGCCTATCTTTCGACGCGTATCCAGCATAGTCTCCGCGTGCATTAGAATAGTCGTTCTTGTCAGAGCGCCTAGACTTTGCATCGAATCCCTTCCTTCCATCTCCTCCTCCGTACTTACGATTCTTCTTCTGTCCGGTGCCTTCGGCAGCCTCTTTTTCGAATTTATCGTAACTGGAAAGCCACTCATTCGCGTGTTCAAACACTACGAACGAGTTTACTTCACCAACCTGCCCGATGTGGACTCCGGTCAAATGAAGGACGCTTCCCTTCCGAAGGAAATTCCGCACCCACTCCACCCTTTCTTAGTAGAAATCTGATGTCCTCCAATAAAGTAGGTGCCATCATCAGGTGGAACGGGAGAGTCGACATAAGGCCCGTGGCTGTGGAAAAAGCCCTTTCAACAATCAGCGAAGGGATCGCCGAGTCCAACGCACTCTCCAATACTTCCCTCCAGAATGTAGGCGTCAGCTACTGCTGGGGTTAAGCTAGGGTACATTGGCACACAGGCCTTAGAGATCTGACTCTGAGAGACTTCAAAAGCCGCAAAGTCGAGATCACCAACATGCTGATAAGATGTCTTAATAGCATATTTTGGGATTAAAACGAACCTTTGCCCAGCGCTTCCATGAGCGTTGAGAGCGGAAAAATGAGTACTAGCATCCGCGACATGTGCAGCTGTGACCACATAATTTTCCACAATAGAATTCGTTCTCACGACCTTTACGAGCGTTCCCTGACCAACAAAGCTATACTCATTGGTATCGTCTTTGTGATAGTAAAACGCAACTTGGGTGCGCAAGATTCGATCGTCAAGGTGTTCAACCTTAGCGACGTCGTTCCTCCTCGATCCAGAAAAAGCCATTTCTTTGACTATCGGCTTGGGGGCCTGAACAGTCTCAATAACTCTTCCGTTGATGTACAGATCATAGTTGCCCTGGGCATTCTTCTTGGCCGTCACAATTTCTTCGTTTCCGAGAACCAAAATTGGTTTCTTCCAAAAGAAAATGGCGTTGCGAAGAATCCATGGGAGCTCACGCATCAAGTTGTTCGTGTTCCTAATGACCAACGAATACTTTTTCCACCATAGATTAGCCTGAACGTACGTGAAGCACATAGTAGCGTAAATCAATACGGTGAAGATCGCAAACAAGGTCAAATTAAAAACCGCCAACACAACGTTTCCTTCTTCGTAAACACGAATTGGAATGTCGATGGTGATGAACTTTGTCCCGTGGTATACGAACCCAGGAGCGGTAATCAAAGCGTTGTACATGGTTTTCCAAAGTCCTTTGAAAATTCCAAACGCTATTTCCCACTTCATGTTCGAAGCCCATGCATTGAAGCTATTGATCTTCTCATCAAAGATTTTGTTCCAGTCCATAGTCGGTTGACCGGAAAAATCATCAGTGTGAGAGTGTACGGGGAGGAGAAGGGAGGCGATGATCGCGATGATAAGGTTAGCCTTAATCACCCTCTTGATCCATTCCTCTCTTTTCTTGCTGAAGTCTCTCTTCTGTCGGACGATGTTGCGCATGAGCGCACGGTGTACTGAGTTGGATACAAGTCCGGACAGGACCTCACCGGACTCATCGACGATGGTTAACATCTTCTTTGGTCCGGTCGCCGTAGCGGGGTCAGGAATTGGCGACCCTGGTTCCTCTGCCTCGAGTTCAAACACCTCCTCAAAAGAAGGTGCCGTCGGCATGAAACCTTGGACCGGTA